TTCAAGCTCGGCGGCTTGGGGCGGCGGGCATTGCGGAGTTCACGTCCGTAACTGGGGCAAGGAACACTAAGCCACTCACAGCACGCCTCTAGCTCTTGGTCTGCGCCCCATTGGGCAACTTGGGCAGCGAGGTCTACATTGAAATTAGATTGGGAGATTCTGCCGCCAAAGTAAGTGTCTACCCACTGCTGCACCAGCTCCGGCGGTGGGGTGATGGGGTGTTGTTGTGTCACTTACCAGTCCACTTGTAGGTCTTATCAACGAACTGTGCTCGTTTGATAGCTTCAGTGGTAGGTGGGTTGGGTGCTACAAGATAGGTGTACGGGTCATTCTCAGCATCGAGATACTTAGGGTATCCATCAGAGGAGATTGTCTGATAGACGTAACCAACATGCCCGGTAGAGAACTGTACACGACGTTTAGAAGTCGGTTGTGGGGTCGAAGTCATTAGCTTCAGTCTCAGTGAATTTACAAGTGTCGAGGGCATAGGTCAGTTGACAAGCAACACCTACTTCCCCACTATAACGGTTTTTGAGGACTCGCACAGTAGTTGAAGAGCCTCCTCTATCCGCTTGCTGGTTCCGTTCAAGCGCAATAACTCCATCTGACAATTGAGCAATAGCTGCCGAACCTCGAAGCTGTCCAAGGGTGACTCGGGCACCTTCTTCATGGTTTGTGTCATTGGATGTACGCCTGAGGTGTGATACAAGGAACATAGCGATACCAGTGCGCTCTACAAGAGAACGTAGCTTGGTCATAGTAACATCAATCATCCGCCTCTCATCACCCTCCAATCCAGACATAAGGATAGACAAGTGATCAAGGAAGATGACCTTAGTATCTAACCCGCAAGCAAGGTATTCAATTCGGTTATAGATAACGTCTGGGTCGAAAGAACCGAAGCCATCAAAAAGAAACAGGTTCCACTTAGCAAGGCTGTGATTATAAGCTTCGGTGAGGGCAGTTCGGTCATGGTTACCAATGTGTAGTGATTTACCAACAGCAGCGGACATTAGTCCCAAGGCGGTTCTACGGTTAGATTCTTCAAGTGCCAAGTACCCAACTCGTTCTCCGTTGTTAAGAAGGTGAGTTGCGAGTTCACGGCAGAACGAGGATTTACCAATACCAGAGCCTGCAGTAATTGTGACAAGCTCTCCATATCGGATCCCGTGAAGTTTCTGCTGTAGCCCCTCGAATGGGTAGTCATGATCTGATGGTGGGTTTGGTGTAGTTACTACATCGAGCAGAGACTTTCCGTCGATGATGCCATCTGGACGGTAAGGTTTCGCGTCCCATATAGCTCGACGAATCGCTTCAGTGTCATTGACTTGAAGTGCGTCTGACGCATCCTTATATTCCTCAAGTCTTGCGATCTTTGTCTTGCCAGGTGGTAGGACCCCTGCCGCGTCCTCCGCTGCCTTACGGCCCGCGTCGTCATTGTCGAAGAACAGGACAATCTCTTCATAACCCTGGAGCCATTGGAGAGCCCGTTGAATCGACTTCCTGGCCGCAGCGGCACCGCTAGGTAAAGATACCATCGGCCACCCCGGCATAGCTTCACTACACGAAGCCGCATCGAGTTCCCCCTCTGTAATGACGACTCGTTTTCCAGTGGAGGGAAACAAATGTTGTCCAAAGAGTGTTCCAGGTGTTTCTCCCTCATAAGTGAATAGTTTGCTTTTTGTCTTTACCTTGCAGCCTTTAACGACTCCAGCATCGTCGAAATAATAGAAGCGTAGAACGTCTCCGTCTTTATAGATGCGGTATTGTTGGCAAACCTTTTCTGAGATGTTCCGCTTTTGCAGCCGCTCGGCTGAACCTTGGAGTTGGACATTAGTGGACATTTTATGAGTGTGAACATCGCCATCACCTTTGGTGTAGGCGTTACATGAGAAACAAAAAGTGTGGCCATCCGTGTACAGACTGGCTGCATCAGATGACCCACAACTGTCACACGGTAAGTGCCTGACGAACTCGCTTTCGGATGTCTGCATAAGTTCGTGCTTGCTCATCGTGATACTCGAACCATGAGTCTAGTGCTTGATAAAAACCTTGAATGAGATTCTCTGTTGTAGTTGGATCTTCTCCTTGTACATCAGCCAGGATGTCACCGAACGTATCAGCATAGAACTCAACAGAACCGTACATAGTGGGACGCATTACTTTTGGTGGTAGGTTTGAATCAGTTGTTCATAAGCATCAAGCTCATCCTCGAATGCTTCGATGATATCATTGGGTGAGCTGGTGCTATCAAAGGCATCAATCAGAGCAGCGACAACCTGCCTGATTTTAGTTACGTCAGCCATGAAATAGGAATCGAGTGGAAGGAACAGTATTGGAAGCCATACTTCTCACACCATTTAGCGTAGGTTGTCTTAGATCCTTTGTAGATCTTATTGTGGGGTGATTGAAATACGAAACGAATGTCAAGGTCAGGATGTGCAGCCTTAACTGCTTTCATCTTACGCCTATCCTCCTCCGTTAGTTGACCCTTGGTCTCTAGGTAGATACCATTAGGCAGGAGGAAGTCTGGCGTGTAGTTGCATTGCAGTACGTAAGGTACCTTGGTTGATTCGTATTCGTATTTCACACCCAGGTTGGTGAGAAGATCAGCGACCTTCTCTTCAAGTCCTGAGCGAAAGGCCATCAGAAGTCGTCGTCTTCAGGTGCGTCATTGAGGGTTACATTAGGCTCAGACGCCTTGAAACCTTTTGTCTGACCAAAGAGAGCCGCCACTTCAGTTTCACCAAGATCGCCTGTATCAACACCTGCAGCAGAACCAACTGTGACCACTTGGACTCCGACAAGTTTAAGACTTGTACCGTAGGTGACACCATCACGGAGGATGTAAGGCTTCTGACGGAAAGCAAGTTTAACAGTGCTCCCACTATAGATGGGCGTATTCTCGTCGGTAATGACTGTGCCTTCAGTATCGACCACGGGCGGCTTGGTCTCTTCATTCCAGCTGAACTTGACTTTATACTTCCCATCAGATACCTCTTCCCAAGGCTCAGGCTTCAGGGTAGAACGCTTAGGGTTCTTCAGTTTGGATTCTGCCCACTTGATAGACTCAACTCGATCATCTTCGAGCTTGTCAACAAGTGTTTGATCAACAATAGCAGACAGTGAATACCCAAACTTGCTGGGTTTCAGTACAGCTTGATAACCTTCAAGGACAACAGGCTGTTGGGTAACGTGGATAGTTTGTGCCATTAAATCAACAAAAAAAGTAGGTGGATTCGATAACGGATTCCGGTTCAAGGTCTCCAACTATCGGTGGTTCGGTCTCCGCACCTATATGTGATGCGAAGTCCCGCAGGTAGTCATGCTCTGCAAAGAGATGCATGTAGGTTTGTCGTACAATGGAGGACAAGGTAGACATGTCCGTTGCACGACAAAGCACAGAGTCGTGAATAAGAGCAATAGGTGCATCAAAGCATAGGGCACTCAGATGTAGAAGACTAGCATCGAGTGAATGAATTAAGTTAGGAGCTGTTGCGTTCTTGTGATGGTTGAGATCAACCTCATTAGAATCATCAACTGCAACCTGCATCCGACAGCGACCAAGTAACTGTAAGGCTAACTCAACAACTAGCTTCTTATTGAGCTTTTGATGAACAACAAACCCAGAAGGTGTTGTCCATTCAAGGAACTCTTTACCAGCTTTGATTGCATTAGCAACCTCTTGCTCAATCCAACTCATCACAGCCATAGGACCAGGTACGACAACATCCATTGCATTGCGTACAGCCTTAACTGTCTTAGTTAGATCCTCCTTACTAATCTCTACACCTTTCTCAGCTAGTGCGTCTCTGATGTACCCACGATTAGAGAAAGGTTTAGCATTGTAGGGTACGGTCATGACTACACGCTTGACCGTCTTCCTATCCATGTAAGGTTGGATAGACTCAGGACAATGCGGTGTAGCTTCTTCAGCAACTACCTTGTATGCATCCTGTGGTTTATCGCCAGGTAGGACATTCACTAGACGTGCGGTGGACTTATCCCTAGCTAGTCCTGCAAGGATTTGTAACCCTGAACAGGTAGCATCGGTTGCCACCATAAGACGTGTGAACTGCCTATCAGCAGCTACGACACAATGGTAATACTCTTCAGCAGCAGCTAGGAATTGCCAAGGCTCTTCGACTCCCTCCCATAAAGGTAAATTACCAATGGGATCTGTT